CCAGCAAAGGCACCAATAGAAGTTGATACAGCAGGAATGATTCTTGTTAAATCTTTTTCCTGTACGAGAACACCAGGTGATACTTGAAATGCCATAGTTTTCTCCTCTAATTAGCTAATTATTTTATTCATATAATTTCATCTATCGTAAGTTTTCTTACGCCCATAGTCAAATTTCATTCTTACTTCTATTTATAATTACTATAAATTATACTAATGGTTCTTACGGACTACTGGAATCCATCTATCACCATATTCATCTATAGTTTCTTCAGTCATAGGGTCTGAATTGATACCGTCATCTACAAAACCAAACGGTGCCATATCTTCTTCTATGAGTTTTTGTTGTTCTACATACATTTGCTGACGTGCATTTTGATTAGTTAATTCTTTGAAATACCCTTGATTAGATACCCAACCAAATATAACTAAACACATCATTAAATCATCATTAGAACCGTCTTCAGCCTGCCAACTTTGACCTCTTTTTGCAAACGTTGACATCTCTTGTATAATCTTAAATGAGTTAATTACTAACTTATCTCCTTCAACAAGTGTCTTTAAATTAGCACAACCCACTCGTTTAATCTGTTTTGTCATACGAACACCCATAGATGAACCACGACCACTATACATTGCACCTAGTATCTGTCCTGCACGACCTTTTTGTGTACACATTAATACATTCGGATACTCTATTTCAAATTGTAATGCCTCTGCTATTTGTTGTCCTATGTCATTGACTTCAGTTAATATATGTGCCTCATTATATCTCTTTGCTATTTCTGATATAATATTAGGAAAGACAAATGGTTTAACTTCATTATTTTTATACAACGCAACTATCTTAAACGGCATTTGTGTTACATCAAACACTACAAACGCTGAATAATCTTTATCTACACCTCTTGCAACGTCAACTGTAACCACGTAAGTATTACCTTTTATAGGTTCTTCAAACTGATCTACACTACCTTGTGATCTGATAGGATCAAGGTAAACTGCTGATTTAATTTTTGCTGGTGATATAAGCGTATTTACTGAACCTAAAAACTCACATTCAAACTCTTGTTGAAACTGCTCTGGTGAGGTGTTTCTAATAGTCATCTCTTTCCAAGCTTCATCTCTACCTGGAACTTCAGACCAATGTACTTCTATAGGAATATAATCATTTTTCTTTTTTTCTGCGTCTGTCCACAACTTATAAAATTGATTCATACCATATGGTGTAGATACGATTACCATTTTAGTTTTTTGTCCAGATGATATTGTAGGATAAACTGAACTAAAAAACATCTCGGCAATGTTTGTAGGTACGAAAGCAAACTCATCAAGGAATATGATATTATAAGAACCACCTCGAATAGCACTTGAAGAAGTGGCGGCAGCAACAATAGTTGATTTATTTTCTAATTCAATATTACCTTTGTTCCAATTAACTACACCTTGTTGCATCCATTTAGGTAAATTTTCATATGCAAGTTGAAGTCTGCTTAATATATCTCTAGCAGTAGATGATTTGTTTGCTAGAATAGCAATGTTAGAATTTGAATTAAACATTGCATAGTGCATTAAATAAGAAATTGTTGTTGTTGATTTACCTGATTGTCTTGGTAGTTTACAAATTGTAAATCTATTGTCGTGTATTGTTTGTACTATTTTCTTTTGAAAGCCATACATTTTAAATGGCACAAGACCTTCATCAAGCGAAACAATCTTAACATATTTTTCCATAAAGTAAATAGGATCTCCAGCACACTTTTGATACTCAACAATTTGTTCTTGTGAAAATTCAACAGGTGTGTTAATCTTTTTAAGATTAGGATTTCCTAAATATGCGTCATTACTCATTTTCTATTATACCTTCTATATGTGTATATCCTAATTGAATTGCAGCTTGTATTCTTTGACTACCTTTAAATACACTCCATTTTTTTTCTTTATATGGCACACCACTTGCACCGTATCTTACTTTATCAAAGACTACGTGTTTAACGACTTGTATTGGATCAATCATTTCTTCACCATTTAATAATTCTTTTAATGGTGTCATTGACCTAATATAGGTTAAATCACTTATCTGAAATATCTGTTTCTTTGGGTGTGATGTTTTTGCTTTTAGTATCTTCATTATTTTGTTTCAACATCTTTTGTAATTCTGCTGTAGAACCAACGAAAAGAGCATTTTTTATATTCGCATTTGTTTTATTAGGGACTTCTTTTAAGTCTTTTAATTTTTTTTGTAAGTCTTGTAGTTTATCTACAGTTGTAGCAACTTGTCCTATAAGTTGACCTGCAACTTCATAAGCACGTGGGTGTTGTCCTTCTTGTGCAATATCTAATATACCTTGTATTGCCTCTTGTCCTTTTTCAATTAGATTATAATAATTTTCTCTACTATATTTGTAATCATTATCCACATCTTCTTTATTTTTATCTTCCATTCTAGGAACTAAAGGTTTAAATTCTTTTTGTTCAACAGGTGCTTTTGTTTCAACACCTAAAATCTCATTTACTTTATCTTCTAATTTACTCATCACTATCAGTTGCAGGATTATATTTTTTACTATCGTCAAAGAAACTTATAGTAGTTGTAAATCCAAAATCATCATCTGCGTCAGCACTTGTTGGATCAGGTACTACAACAATCCTTTCTTCCCTTTTTGAAGTTGTGTCAGTATCACTATAAATGTCTGCCTGTGTTTCTTTGATAACACTTTGATTATTCATAGGACCAAATAAATATGTTTTTGCTGTAAATGATAATGTATAAATTACAGCACGTCTTTGTGTAAATGAACCATCATAAGTATCTTCGTAACCAATATTTCCTAATATGATAGGTATATCTCTTTTAATTCCTAAATCTGGAACAACATTAACTGTTACTGTATAATCAGGTTGAAAGAATGGTAATATTTGTTCTATGATTTGTAAACCATCTTCAGCAGTAGCAGTGAACACATATAAATTCATACTGATATTATACGGCACAGGAGAATAATTGTAATTAAGTTTTTTACCGTCTTCACCTGATTTTACTTTAGAATACTTTTGAACTCTTGTCAATTTTCTACTTGAGTCATATGACAAACCTGTAATCTCAAAACCCATACGAGGTAATGTAGTTGCAAACTCTCTACTTTCTAAATTTGCTTGTTGATCTAATCTTACTAAAAACTTTTCTTTAGGTGCATATGCAAGAGGTACTTTAATTCTAGCAGTTACACCGCCTGTACTGTTTGTACGTTGTATAACAACATTATTAAAGATTTGTCCAAATGCAATAATAAGTTTTCTAAAACCTTGATTATAAAATCGTGTTCCTAACATTATAGATCAACCTCTCCAAATGGGTTACGTTCAGTAAAGTCTAATATATCATCTAATGCTGAGGCAGTATCAAAACCTGCTTCAGTATCTAAATCTGTATTTGAAGCATACGGTGATTGCGTTTGAATAGCAGCTTCTGTATAATCTTCATTTAATAAGAACGCAGGTTCACCTGTAGCATAACCTTGTTCTAACTGTATTGAACCTTCACCGTCTAATGCAACTTGACCACTTTCTAAAGTAAACTTGTAATTTAAAGTATTTAAAGTGTAAGTATCTTCAGCCTGATCTATAACTGTTTGACCTGTATTTAATTCTTCCGAACTGTATTCCCAACGTGTTACTCTTAATTTGTAAACTGGTAATTGACCGAGTTGAAAGAAAGGTTCCTGATCTTCTACAAACTGTATTTCAAAAAAACTATTCATAAGAGGGTAGTAAATAATGTCACCCTCGTTTGGTCTACCTTCAGCAATCAAACTATCTTTTTGACCTACGTGATAATCCCAACTTCTTTTAGACACCATAAATGTAGTGTCTTCTCTAATCTCTAATCCAAATTTAGATATTAATTCTTGTTGACCAGCAAAACCTTCAGTTGTTTCAATGTACATTTCAATTAACCAAGAGTCATCAAACCTAGAAGTAGTATCTTCTCCTAGAATTAAATCTCTATTGACTAGTGTACGTGGCAGGTAATAAACATCGTGGCCGTATATCTTTAGGCCTTCAACAATTAAATCTTCGTATAATCTTTTTTCGTTTTGATTACCAATGCCGTTGCCACCTTGAAAGTAATGATTAACTGGCATAGCATTATCCTATCATAAAGGTTGGATTCAATTCGTATGAACTTCTAATTTCGTTTTCTAATTTTTCTATGTCTTGTATTGCTTCTGAATAGATTTGTTGACCGTTTAAAGTAACACCACCTACCATTGCAACACCGTTAAATTTAGATAAGTTAGCACCCCATTGTTTTTTAAATAATTGAGTAGTATATCTTTTTAAGTACATATCATTCCATACATCTGTGTAAGTTGCAGGATCAAGTTTACGATATGCCTCGATAACTAACCATTCATCTGTTTGTAAATCGTTAGTCCAATCCATATCAATGTATAATCTGTTTTCGTGTTGATTAAATCTTAATGGTTTTTCACCAACAAGTATGTGATCTAAAAAATCTAAATGTCTTAATACAATATCATAGTTAATTACAGACGTTGAAGAAAAATCATATAAGTCATTTAATCTTAATTGATAACGTACATCAAATAGATTTAGATTACCTTTGTCTGAAAATGGAAAGATGTTAATTACAGATATAATACTAGATGGCATAACAAGATAGTTTTTATCTTCATACCAAGTAGTTGTTTCTCCTGTAACGCCGTCTGTAGCAGTTTCATTTGAACCGTTGATTGTCGCCAATCTTGTCTTATCAGCGGCAGTAAGTTTGTATTTTAAATATGTTCTTTTAATACCATCATAGTGATATTGTTGAAAAAACTGTACTGCTTCGTCTATTCTATCTTCTAATTGGTCGTCATCTACGTTAATCTCAATGACTGGTTTACCCAATGCTCTTAAAGCATACTGTTTTAATGTTTCTCTAGTTGCTGGTTCTGCCATTTTAAATCCTTATTTACTACTATTTATAAGATTTATTTAATGATTGGAAAGAGATTGTCGCTACAAAACAATTTAATATCGTCTTCAGGCAATCCTAAAGATTGCATAACTCTTGGTGTATGTGGGTTTTTTTGTTGATGTTCGCAATAATAATTCTGTGCTTTTATGACATCTTCTTGTTTAGAATCATTGTTAAAATCACCTATTTTGTCAATGTATGCGTTTAAATTAGATACAGCAAGTGTACATATTTGATTTAATTCTTTTTCTTCAGTAACGTTACCAGCGGCTATCATTCCTCCGCTAAAGATAGCCTTTGCCCAATCTGGTAATTCTCTCTCTTTATTCGGTTTAAACCATTTAGTTTCTTCTAAAAACCAACGTGTTAATGGGTGTTCTTTTTTAAGAAGTGGAGAAAAGTCGTGGAATGCACCAGTTACTTTTTTTTCTCCTGCAATAATATCAAATCCGTAAATAGGTCCACCATTTGTCAAGTTAGGAAAAAGGCAAACGTGCATCATCCAAAGTTTTTTTGTATGTCTAACGTCAACAACATCTACGTGAGCTCGTCTTATATTTTTATTTTTCCAAGTACGATTGACCCAACCATAATCTG